GACCTCGCATGACAATAGAAACACCAGAATTTCAAGGCACACATCTTTGGGATAGATTGTGTTGGGCAAAAGAAAAGCTAGAGCCACACAGAACAGAATACTGTGTTGTATGGGAAGACCCAGAGACACCTGATGAACCTGCAAAGGTTACACACCCTGACCCTAATTGGATGGCTTGTGCTTTGCAAGGTGGTATTTTACCTCCCGTTGAAGTATACTGGGAGTTAAAGAAGGATGAGGCAAAACCAGATTTTGTTAAACATACAAGAGGGTATTTGCTTCACAATACAAAGCCTATTGAGGCAATGACAGAAGAACAGGCAATAGAATACCTAATTATGAAAGACATACCACAGCATGTATGGAGAGATTACGACAAGGCAAACAAACCACGAATGGTTATTTGTACTAAGTCACAACTGCCAAGCACGAGAGTGTGGCGAAATGCTTGGAGAATCAATGAAGAACTAACCACACATAACGAAGAAGCTGCTTAAAGGAGAAACTAATGGCAACAACTAACATCGTAGACAAGGATGGCAACACTATATCTGCTTCAGATGCCACTGTTCCATCTGACAGGCACTTCAGAGGTGCGTGGACATTATCTGGAACAACAATAACAGAAGACTTAGCAACAGCTAAAGACATATTCAAGGACAAGATAAGGGAAGTAAGAAAGCCTTTATTAGAAGCTGAAGATGTAGTTTATATGAAAGCAATGGAAGCTGACGATGCAACTGCAAAGGCTGCAAGTGTAACTAAGAAGAACTCACTAAGAGATGCACCTGCTGCAAGTGCAATAGCAGATGCTACAACAATAGTTGAACTCAAGGCTGCTTGGGATGCTGATTTGTTAGGTGACAGTCCATACGCATAAGGAGTAGTTAATGGCTTTAACAAAAGTACCAATCACAGGATTAGATATTTCAGGAACTGCATCATCTTCCACTTTTATTAGAGGAGATGGAACATTTGCAAGTCCTTTTACATATATGTCTGCCACAGGTGGAACTATAACTACTGATGGTAATTTTAAAGTACACACCTTTACAAGTTCTGGAACTTTTACTCCAACTATAGGAACTATATCAGATACCAACTCTGTAGAGTATTTAATAGTCGCAGGTGGTGGAGGTGGAGGTGCTTTAGGTGGGGGAGGAGCAGGTGGTATGTTGTCTGCAAGTTCTCTTACAGTATCAAATCAAGATTATTCTATAGTTATTGGTGCAGGTGGAACTGGAGCTTCAGGTGGAACAGGTGGTTCTGGTTTTGTTGCAGGTGGTGATGGTGGTGATTCATCTTTTGCAGGACTAACTGCTGTTGGAGGAGGTGGTGGTGGTGCTAATAACTCTGCTGGTAGAGCAGGTGGCTCTGGTGGTGGAGGTTCTAAAAATAGTCAATCAGGTGGTGCAGGTACAAGTGGTCAAGGAAATGCAGGTGGTTCAGGTGGTGTTAATAATGATTCATCTGTAGGTGGCGGCGGTGGTGGCAAAGGTGCTGTTGGTGCTAATGGTACAGCTAGTAATAATGCTACAGGTAAGGGTGGAGATGGTGAGTCTAATAGTATAACAGGAAGTGCAGTTATCTATGCCGCAGGTGGTGGAGCAGGTAATGGTAACTTTTCTACTGTTGGCTCTGATGGAGGTTCATCTAATGTAGGTGGTAAAGGTGGTGGTGGTGCATCACCTAAAAACTCATCTAATAATGCTACTGCTCCTAATGCAAATACAGGTTCAGGTGGTGGTGGAGCAGGATTTGATGGTTTAGGTTATAGTTCAGCAGGTTCAGATGGTGCTGATGGTGTTGTAATTATACGTTATCAATTTCAAGGATAATAAGCATGGCTAAATTTGCAAAAATAAAAGATGGAATAGTAACACAAATAATTGTTGCTGAACAAGAATTTTTTGATACCTTTATTGATGATTCTCCGGGCGAATGGATTAACGTAATAGATGAATTAGGACAGAGAAAAAATAAAGCTACTATTGGATGCACATATGATACAACTAGAAATGCATTTATAGAACCTAAACCTTTTAATTCTTGGACACTTAATGAAAGTACTTGTAAATGGGAAGCTCCTGTAGCTGAACCTGTGGGTGGATTACATACTTGGAATGAAGAAAATTTACAGTGGGAGAATAACTAATGGCATACATAGGTAAATCTCCACAGAACGGAGTAAGAAACAGATTCCAATACCAAGCAAGTGCAGGTCAGACTAGCTTCAGTGGCTCTGATGCAAACGCACTGACACTTACCTACACAGATAGCTTGTACATGGATGTGTATCAGAATGGTATCTTGCTTGTTCCGGGAGATGACTACACTGCAACTACAGGTACAACTGTCGTACTCGTACAAGCTGCTAGTTTAAATGACATCATTGAGATGGTTGTGTATGATGTGTTCTCAGTTAATGAGACTTACACTAAGACTGAATCAGATAACAGATATCCATTCAAAGGCAACGACTCAATAATCAGATTAAATGGACAGACAATAAGTGCAGACATTACAATAGACAGTGATGAGAATGGCGTTAGTGCAGGTCCTATAACACAGGACAATGCAACAGTTACTGTTAATGGATATTGGAGTATCGTATGACAAGTCAATTAAATGTAGACACCATTGTAGATAAAGCAGGTTCAGGTGGCACGAATGTTAAGATTAAAGGCTCTAATTCTACTTATGTAGATGGCACAACTACACAAAATTTAGTTAGTGGTGTGGTTAAAGCTTATGTTTGTTATGGAACAACCACTACTACTGCGATAATTGGGTCTGAAAGTTTTAATCACTCTTCTTTAAATGATGTAACAACTGGAACCACTAAATTTACTATGACAAATCCAATGAGTACATCTTTATTTAGTTTATCTGACTGTGGTGGAGACAGTTCAGCAGGATATGCTAGTTGGGTACAAGATGGTGAGATGTCAACATCAACTTATCAGTTTCATCTTGGTAATGCTAGTTTTTCTGCTCAAGATTCACCTTATCATGCAGGACAAGTTATAGGAGACCTAGCATAATGGCAAGTGAACTTAAAGTAGATAAATTTACAGGTGTAACCACAGCAGGTTCTATTGATGTTACAGGTGAAGGCAATAGTACAGCAACTACTCTGCAACAAGGGTTAAGTAAGGCTTGGCTTAGTATGAATGGAACAGGAACAATAGCTGTTCGTGATAGCTTCAACATAACAGGTATTACTGACCAAGGTACAGGTCTTACAACTGTCACAATAGCTAATAATATGGGTAGTGCTGAATATTCAGTAGGTGGTGCATCTGGTACTTTTATTGCTAATAGTGATAATGTTAGATTTGGTTTATCAACCGAAACTGAACCACCTACATCAACTTTGTTTAGAACTATTACTAGAGAAGCAAATGATGACACCAACCGAGATGTGACTTACTCATTTGCACAAGTTTTTGGAGACCTCGCATAATGGCTAGTATATTAAGAGTAAACACATTAACAGATGCAAGTAGTGGTAATAGTATTGCTACGAGTGTATTGCATAATGGTATAACAAGAACTTGGGTATCATTTGATGGCACAGCAGCAGATGCAACTATTGGAGATAGTTTTAATGTAAGCTCTAGTGATGATGATGGTACAGGAGATTATGGCATTAACTTTACTTCTAATTTTAACAATGCTGATTACAGTTCTACTTTTGGAGACGGAGAAGGTACTGCCTCATCAGGACTAAGATTTTTAATGGATGCAGGAAGCACAACATCTTCTCAGGAAATATATGGCAGAAATGTAAGTAACTCTGCTCAAGATTGTGCCGCAGCATCTTTAAATTGTAATGGAGACCCGGCATGACCAAAGCAGCAGAATTAGCAAAGATGGGTGAAGTCCTAACCAATAGTCAGCTTGGTGGGCGAAGGAATATTATTATCAATGGTGCAATGCAAGTGGCACAGAGGGGTACTAGTTCTACTGACATAGGTGCAAGTGGTGGCTATTTTACAATTGATAGAATGATGTTAGATTTTTCAGGTACAGCAGGAAGGCTTACAATGTCACAAAGCACGGATGCACCAAATGGATTTGCAAACTCTTTAAAACTTGATTGCACTACAGCAGATACTTCAATAGCAGCAGCAGAAACTGGATTTATACAATATCGCATTGAGGGTCAAGACTTGCAACAATTTAAAAAAGGCACATCTGATGCTGAAAAAATGACTGTATCATTTTATGTAAAAGGCAATGGTAATGCTACTTATATCTGTGAACTATATGATGCAGACAACGCAAGGCAAATATCTAAAACTTTTGCAGTTACATCAAGTTGGAACAGAGTTGTTTTAACATATGATGGTGATACAACTGGTGCATTTGATGATGATAATGCTCTTAGTCTTTATATTCTAATATGGATTCATTCAGGCTCAAACTTCAATAGTGGTACTTTGTCTACTACTTGGACTGCACAAACTGCTGCAAACAGAGCAGTGGGAGGTAGTAGTTTTTTCTCTAGTACAGATAATGAGTTATATATCACAGGCATACAAATGGAAGTAGGCGAACAAGCCACACCATTTGAGCATAGGTCATTTGGGGAAGAACTAG